TGGAATAAATATAATAGAGTTGACAACCAAATTATACGAAAAAGGTTACAATGGTTTAGATATTATAAATTTAATAGAAAATCATAAGTTTTTAAATATTACAATTTTAAAAAGGTACGAACTTTTAATAGCATACAATAAAGTTAGAAAAGATTTTAGAAATGAAAAATTATTAATGACATTTATTTTAAATTTTTTATTTTTAGATAAATCTTCTAATTTAGAGAATATTTCATTCATGTAATTTTGTTAGTTAAAACACGTAAAAATAAAAATTACATAATATTATGGATGATTTCAATATAACTTCGCTTCACGAATCAAAAAATGAATGGTGTGCAAGGTTAATTACAATTTTAACGCCTTTTATAATTGAAGGGTACAAATCTATATTTGATGAATCGTATAAATTATGTAGAGATAACAATGAACTTGATAAGTATTTAATGACATTCCAAAATTTTATATCAAGAGTTCCAAAATGGAACTCTGTAATTATAGAACAAGAAAGAAAAAGAATATGCGAAAAAAGTGGATGTAATTATTTAGAAGATTTAGTAACTTGCGTCCATATTATTCAACTTAAAATTTTAACTTCAATGCGTGCAGGAAATAAACCCAAAAAAATTGAAATTAACATTCCAAAATTAGATGAATTTATTCATAAAACATATATAAATGTAGCAAGAAAACTTTATAAAAATGTGTATTTATTTGAAATAAATATATCACCATTACAAATCCAAAAACATAATCGTGAAACGGAAATAATAGTTCAAGAGTGTATTTTAAATACTATACGAGAAAGCATTCCAGTTGAAACTATTTTAAAGGCATATATGGACGAAACAATTGAAGAAGAAGTAATTGAAGAAATTAAAGAACAAATAATTGATAATACACCTCCTTTAGGAAGTATAAATCCTGAAAAATCAGGCAATTTACTAAATATTAATAATGAGACAATTATTAATAAAATTAAAAATAATGAACCTAATATATCATGCGAATCTAAATTATCTTTTAATAATATTGATTATATTCGTGATGAAAATAATAACGACGCCAATATTGATGCACCTAAATCAATACAAAAATTAGAAGAATTAAGCGACTATAAAAAACAACAAAGACAACTAGAAAATGATAATATTAAAATTGTAATTTCCGACCAAAACATAAATTTAGACAATTTTGATATACAAAATATAGATAATCCAGAAATAAATTCATTGCCGGATTTATTAATTGATGATATTGAATATTTGTCTTAAATAATTGCGTAAAATAATAAATAAGAATATGATGCTTCATTTTAAAAATGAATAACATTTTTATATTTGCTACAATTATATCTGTCGCTTTTTTTATAACAAAATTTATTGAAATGAGGTTTATAGAAAAAGAAAGCAAACCATTAAAATTATTAATAAGAGATACATTAATAGTATATTTTTCTGTTATTGTTGGCAATTTTTTAATTGAACAATTAAACCCAATTATACAACTAAATAATACTAACAACTCACAAGTTGTTTTTACAGACAATCCAGAGTTTTAATCCTTTTAGCATTTACACATTTTGAAACAATAAATATTTTCTTACAATTATGTGTTTTATTATTTGGTATATATATTTTTGGTTCAGGATTAAAACACTTCTGGATTTCCAATATTTAATATTTTTGGTGTTAATTTGTAAAAAATAAAATTATAAATATAATAGTTTCTTATTATGTAAAAATACCATTCATAAAAAGAATATTCATTGCAATAATTGTCAAGACAACTTTCCGCAAAATTAGGATTATAATCCTTTTCATAAAAATTCTTTATCAAATTAGTTATTATATTTGATAAAGGATGATTCTGTCTAAAACTTAATATTATGTTTATTAATTCAAAAGGTAAAGATTTCATTATATATTAGTATACTGTTATGGTTTTAAACGGATTTTTTATATCATAATAGGTAATGTGTCAATATTAAAAATAAAATCATTTTTAGATATTTTTTTATTATTAATACCAAATGAACTAAATTCTTTTCTTTCTAATTGTGCTTGTGGTGTTTGATTATGAGCGCATCTTGCAATCATTTTATATAATTTAAAATCAGGATACCTTTCAGAACCATTATTTTTATAAAGCATATTTATACCTTTATCATCTAAACACCACTCTACGATTAATTTTACAATAGGGGTACATTTAGTTAAATCTTTAATTTCAGAAATATCATCAATTACATAATCAAAAATAGAACACGCTAACCGTGATAAATCAAAACTAAAATTCGGTTCTAATCTAGGTTTATTATCATTAAAGTATGGTTCGGTATTATATTGAGTTGATGCGTCTCCGTTATTATTAAAACTATCACTACAAAATAGTTTATTGTTAAATTTATAAATTGCTCTACCAAAATCTATAATTTTAAATATTTTTCCAAATGTTGGAACTTTATAATATTTTTTATTATAACAGTAATACAAATATTTTATATTTGTTTTATTATACATAACATTGTTTGAATGTAAATCATTATGTGTTAAAGAAAACGTTTTTTGATAAGTTATTAAAATCATAATAATTTGCATAAAATACGCAAGCCATTCTTCTTGTGACAAAGTATTATTTAAAATATAATTGTCAAACGTATTTTCAATTTGTTCCATACAAATAACTTGAACGGGAAATGTATTTATTGTAACTTCAATTGCTTCTTCTGAAATATTACTACTATTATTATCAGTATCATGTTCTGATGTTTCATCATCATAATCAGAATTCACTTCTGACGTGTCATTTTTACTCTCGGTTGTTGACGTGTGAGAACTTCTTGAAGAAAATGTTGAATTTGATTTTAATGTTGCGGTTTTATCGGTTTCAGTAATTAAATATGAATTTGTTATATCACATAATTCTAATGTAGTCATTTTTACATCTTCCAAATCTAAATGTGATTTTTCAAATATATTTTCAAACAACTCATCATTAATAGATTTTATTGAAAGATTTGATTTTAAACTAATTGAATAATCAATATTTATTGTTTTTTTTTTAGTTACGGTTTGCTCTAATAAATAATCATAATTATCTATATTAAATAATATATTATGATGTTTATTAAAAAATGCAGACTCACTTAAACAATCTATTTCATCTGTTACGTCTAATTTATAATTATTTTTTATTGATAAAAATGAACCATAATAATCAATGCCATGTATAAAATAATATGAATTTTTTAATACACTTGTTAAAAATACAAAAAACCCGTCAACATATGAAGAATTATTTACATCTAAAATTTTGGGGTTTACATTTTGTATTGTAGAATTAAAAGACGGTAAATTAAATAAAGTTGGGTCATTAATGTCATATTTACCAGTTAAATACTTAAATGGATCTAAAAGAGGTGCTAATTTGAAAAATACGGATGTTTTGTTTTTTTCTTCCATATTATTAATATTTTTTATAGATGACTCATATAAATAAACATTATCAGTTATTTTTTCTTTAATATCTGTTAAATACCACGTATGATTAAAATTAACATTCAAATAATTTGTTTCATTTAAAGTAAAAAATCTTGTATATATTGGAATGTAATTTTGACTTTTAGAGAGAAATAACCCATATTTATTTTCTAAAGTCTCTAAAACTTCTTTATTTTTTCGTTTTTGATAATTAATTGAAAACATTATAATAGGTTCTTAAGATATAAATAATCTATTTTTTAAACTTATTGTAACAACAAAAATATAATGCGTATTATATTTCATAATAAAAAAAAATAAACATATAATATGTCATTAGAATTAAAAAGATTTGATATGAAAAGCATATCATTTAAACCGAATGAATCTAAAGGTCCAGTTATAGTCTTAATTGGGAGACGAGACACCGGGAAAAGTTTTTTGGTTCGTGATTTATTATATTATCATCAAGATATTCCAATTGGAACTGTAATTTCAGGAACAGAAGAAGGTAATGGATTTTATGGGAAAATGGTACCTAAATTATTTATTCATAATGAGTATAACACCGCTATTATTGAAAACATTTTAAAACGACAACGGAGTGTTTTAAAACAAATTAAAAAAGAAGTTGAAACATATAAAAAAAGTAATATTGATCCACGCGCATTTGTTATTTTAGACGATTGTTTATATGATAATGCATGGACACGGGATAAAATGATGCGATTATTATTTCTTAATGGACGACATTGGAAAATTATGTTAATTATTACAATGCAATATCCACTAGGCGTACCACCTACACTTCGTACGAATATTGATTATGTATTTATCCTGAGAGAACCTTATATAGCAAATAGAAAACGAATTTATGAAAATTATGCAGGCATGTTTCCAACATTTGAATCATTTTCGCAAGTAATGGATCAATGTACGGAAAATTATGAATGTCTAGTTATAAATAATAACGTAAAATCAAACAAATTACAAGACCAAGTATTTTGGTATAAAGCGGATAATCATACTGATTTTAAACTTGGGTCAAAAGAGTTTTGGGAATTATCTAAAGGTATTACATCAGATGATGAAGATGAAAAATATGACCCTGACAATTCTAAAAAACGTGGTCACGGACAAAAAATTAATGTAAAAAAAACATCTAAATGGTAGTAATTATTATATTTTATTCTTTAACGTTTATTTAAAAAATGATAATGAATTCTCCCAATACATACCGTCTTTTTTTGTTATATTATACATTGCTTTAAATACATCAATTCTTGATAAGGGGACATTTACTCTATACTTATCTAATGCATGGGGATTATTAAAAATCCTAAATTTTAAAAACCTTTCTTTATTTTTTTCCTTCATTTGATTCGCATAATATAAAAAAAAGTTTTCAAAAATTTCTCTTTGTTGAATATATGGAATTTGTTGATGTACTAAAAAGTCCTTTAAATATTCCGTGCAAAGATATATACTGTTAACATCCGCAAAGTTTTCTGATATACTTATATCCGATGTATTTATTGGTAAATTATCTTTTTTAGCAAAATACATATATTGATTCTTTATATTGTCTTGAATTTTTAAATATCTTATTTTATCATTTGACGACCACCAATTATATAAATTTCCATTTGAATCATACATTGATCCACTTATGTCTAATGAATGTAATAATTCGTGCGCAATAACAAACCCTATATTCGCTAAATTATATTCTATACCACTTTCTTCTAAGTCTATAAATGGTTTTTGAATAAATGCCAATGGAACATATATAGTATTTGTGGAACGGTTATAATTTGCGTTAACATTGAATACTTGAGATTCAGCAAATTTAAATGGTCTTGATGTATAATCTATTAAATATACTAATGATACAGGATTATTTATTAATCTAATTAACTCACTTAATTTCCATTCTAACATCCTTATCATATTTCCCCAAATATCATTATTTAAAAAATTTAGATCTGGGTCTTCAATTTCAATAGGTTGGACGCCTACAACTACTTTTAAATTATTTAATTTTAATAAAGCAATTTTTTTTGTTTTGTGGTCCATCCATGTATTGTTTAGTATTTGTTTATATAATACGTGTTTTAAATCATACGTCATATTTTTTATATAATTTATAGAATATTCATCTTTATACTTTTCAATATACATCTTTGAAAACAAATTGTTATATGGTATTAATAATAATCTCATTGCTCTTATTTCAGGTAAAAAATCTTTTGCTTGCCCGTTAACATACAATAAATAAAAATCATTATTTATTTCTTTCCATTTTTCAGTAAAACCAACAATTTGGTCAATATATAATATTATCCAATAATTTCTCCATTTTGGAGTATTCCATTTTTTTAACATTAATTCAGTAACTTTTTTAAAATAATTTAAATTGGGTGTAATAAAAAAATTAGGTATTTCTGTAAATCCTAACTCTTTAACAAACTCTTCAAAATTAAAACTATACTCATTTACGGATGTAGTTAAATCAATTTTATTGTAATTAAACTCGGAAGTGTCTATTTCGTTACTATAAAAACACTCAATTATTTCGGTTTGAACCTCTATAATATCGTCCGCAGATATTTTTAATTTATTATTATTTTCAAATATAACGTTTATAATTTTAGTCCAATATTGTTTATATTTGTGAAGTATTTCTTTTTTTAATTCTATATTTTCGCCTGTATTTATAAACAATCCCAAATCTAGTGATAATTTAATAGGTTCTAAATAAACAGCATTTGTTTTTGAATTTTTTTCATTTGGTTTTATATCAAAACTAATTGGTGACCCATTTGTAGATACCATTTTATTTTTAGATGTAATCGCTAATACTTTCCATAAATTATTTTTAATAGGTTCATTTGTTAATTTCGTTATAGTATCAATATATTTATGAATATATTCCGTGCTTTTTTGAATACTTGTTGAACGTATCGCAGACTCATAAAATTCTTTCATATTTATAATTTCCTTAGAAGTTGAACTTGACTCACCTATATTATTATAAATTTCAATTAATTCATTGAATACTTTAACTTGTATTATATTAAACGAATCGTATTTTGAATTATCTTCATTTTTTAATTTTACGGAATTAATCCAATTATCATTTACATAACTATAATAATCATCGGTTGGTTTAGTTTTTGGTTTGGTATTTAAAAAAGTTACAAATG